TTTTACGAAGTTCAGAAAGTCTAGCAACAATTTCATCACGAGAAAGTTTATCTAAATTATGTATAACATTAGTTTCTCTCTTATCAATAGCAAGACCACCAAGTGCAGACCTATACTTTTCTGCATTAACGGCTGCCGAGAACTGTCCAGATTCTTCTGCACCTTTCGACAGATCGGCAAACCTTTTGAGTTGACCCATGAGAGTTACACCATATTTTCTTTCTCTAGCTTCACGGAGTTCTTTAATATATTCAGTTACGAGAGGAAAATCTCTACCATTGAGAAGCAAACTAGCAGTTTTTCTAGCTTGACCTTCAGAGTATCCAGACTTTCTGGCACACTCAGAGTTAGAGTATGTTCCTTCAACAATATATTTACAAAAAGTTTTCTGTCGATTGGTCAATGGCATGTCCCCATAGTAGAGTTTCTGGGATATATTTGCAATAATAAAGGAAAAAAAATGACGCGGTCGGCTTTAAAGTGTGGAAAGTGTAACCAAAGTGTAGAAAAGACATCTAGTACCACCAAGGGTTACAGAGTGTTTTCTACGTTTCTACACTTTCTACACCTATTTTTAAAAAAATTTATCAAACAAAAAATTATGGGAGAAACACTATGTTTAAAGCAATGTTAATTGTATGTGCCTTGAACCAGGTGCCACATATGGAGAGTCAATGTTTTTATGTTTATGATTTACAACAACCAAAAGGATATAATAAAATCAATGATTGTTATAATAGAGCAAGTGAAATGTTGATTATGGTAAGAGATAGAATGGAATACCCTCATGCGATAAGGGTGCAATGCAAAATAGAAGGAGATAAATATGGATCGTGATCAAACAATACTAACAGAAGATGGTTCATCAGAAGAACCACCGAAAGTTTTTTTGTGCGAGAGATGTAAGGTCGCACTCAAACGAATAGAACTGAAAGGATTATATCAATGTCCAGTATGTTTTACAGTAACGGAACAAGAATGAGATTTGAAGACAAACTAAAATGTTCCAAGTGCCAAGTAGCAATGCGAAAGGTCGGAGTAAAATTCGAAAACTTAGAAGTAGTCGAGGTTCACAAGTGCATGGCTTGTGGCAAAAGAAGAACAAGAGTGGCGAAGGATTTAGCCATTAGATCGAGTCCGATATTGGAGGAATAAAAAAAAGAGCTAGAAACCGAAACAAAATAAAATAAAAAAAGATTCCTAGCTCTCCCCTTTTCGCAACTACATAGCAAGGAAGTAAACTATGCAATTAAAAAACTATCAGATAACAAACATGATGTCAAATAAAAAAATATAAATTTTTATGATATCCCCTCTTGACTTATCATGTCCCATATATTACTTATATATAAGTAAAACTAATTATTTATAGGAGATATTATGGGAGGTACGAAAAGGCTCTGGGAAGCAGGTATCGAAGAGGAAGTCGGAGATTACGTTGATGGCATTATTCCCAGAAGCGAAGTAAGTGAAGATGCCAAAGAGGTCTATGATCTTGATAATGAAGATGTAGGCTTCAAATCTTTAAATGTCCGTGTTTCGGTATACAAGCAGATAAAGAGAATAGCCAAGGAAGAAAGTAGAACTATTGCAGCAACAGTTGCTTTGATGGTTCGAGATACTATAAAGAATAGAACTATCTGGTGTGGTGTTAATTGTGGGTGTCCCGAGCCATGTGAAGACGAACTAGATAGACAAGAAGAATATAAAGAAGAATATAATAAAATTTTTGGAGGAAAATAAATTGGAACTAGATAAATTAAAAATACATTCGACCACAGATTATGGTCAGTTTAAATATATAGAAGGTAATCGAGAAGTTGTTGAAGCTCATGTAAAGAGTTTATCAGAGCAAATAGTACAGAAAGATTTTCAGATACCTATAATAGTTAATGAGAAGATGGAAGTATGCGAAGGTCAACATAGGCTAGAAGCATATAGAAGTTTAGGTATGCCTATAACCTATATTATAAAAGAAGGTTTGAATATCTGTGACATAAGAAAGATGAACTCTACCTCACGAAAGTGGACTATGGAAGAGTATATGATTAGTCATGTGAAGTTAGGCAATAAAGAGTATGAGATATTACAGTGGTTTCATAATACCTATGAGTTCTCGATCACGGATTCTATGTCCATGTTGAATGGTAAAGGTTACCATACGGCAGATGATTTGAAAGATTTCAAGAATGGAGATTTTAAAGTTATCGAATTAGAATGGGCAAAAGACACGGCTAATAAAATCCATATAGTCGGAGAATATTTTCCACATTGGAAGAAAAGATCATTTGTGGGTGCTATGATATCTGCATTAAAAGATTCTACTTTCGTGTGGAAAGTGTTTGAAGCAAGGTTGAAGAGCCATTCTTCAAAGTTGAAGAACCAAGGTAGCCGTAATGATTTCATTCTCAATATCGAGAGATTATATAATCATAATACATCTGCCGAAAAGAAGATAAGATTACAGATATATGGGAATCGCTAATGGCTCAATCCCATATGAAATTATCTCAGAAAGAGATTAAGTTATGTATCAAGAGCACCAGGTTATTGTTAGAAAAATTTGATGCTGAGAATAATTTAGATTATTACCCTTACAATTCTGAGGTAGCAGTTGAAAGAAGACACATGGTTGACTTCATAGGTAAACTGCAAAATGAATTGAGGGTAAGAGAAATGAGACCACACAAGGTTACGACATGAGTGTGGTCTTTCATTACAAAACCAAACCCTACAAGCACCAAGAAGATGCTCTCCATAAAAGTTATGACAAAGAAAACTTTGCATACTTCATGGAGATGGGGTGTGGTAAGTCAAAGGTATTGATTGACAATATCGCTTGGCTTTATTGGAATAATAAAATAGATACTGCAATAGTTGTAGCACCGAAAGGTGTGTATACGAATTGGAAGAACAATGAAATACCTGCACATCTAACAGATGATATAGAACCAAAGATATATATATGGAAGTCAACGCTTAACAAACGAGAACAAGCAGACTTAAAAAGCTCCGTGGGTGGGGAAGCAAGAAGACATTTGAGAATACTATTAATCAATGTCGAGGCTTTTGCTTCAAAGAAAGTATTTAAGTTTCTTGAAATGTTTACCCACAGAAGTAAATTTTTACTTGCCGTTGATGAATCTACCACAATCAAGAACATCAAGGCGAAGAGAACCAAGGCTTTGGTAAAGTTCGGAGAAGAAGCAAAGTATAAAAGAATATTGACGGGTGCTCCGATAACCAAGTCGCCACTCGATTTATACTCACAATGTTTATTCATGTCCCCAAAAATTTTGGGGTTCTGTTCTTATTGGTCGTTCCAAGGACGATATGCCGTGATTAAGAATGTCAAGATGGGATCACATCAGTTCAACCAGGTTGTGGGTTACAAGAACCTGGAGGAGTTGAAAAAGAAAATTGAGCCACATTCATTTCGAGTTACAAAAGATGAAGCACTAGATTTACCACCAAAAATATATACAACAAGACAAGTTGATTTAACAATGGAACAAGAGAGACATTATCAAAGTATTAAGAAAACATCAGTAGCACTTCTTAAAAGTGGAGAGATGGTTACAACACCAGAGGTTATGACACGGCTTTTGAGGTTGCAGCAGTTGTTGTGTGGATATCTTGTTACAGATGATGGCGAGACAAAAGAGATAGAGAACAATAGGTTAGATGTATTACTTGAAGTTATAGAAGAGATGGAAGGTAAAGTTATTATATGGTCGAGGTTCAGACATGACATCTTAAAAATACAAAGCAAGTTAGCACAGATCTATGGTGCGAGTTCCGTGGTTACCTATTTTGGGGACACGACAATGGAGCAAAGAGACAATGCTATTGCGAGATTTCAAGATTCGGCTGATCCCACGAGGTTCTTTGTCAGTAATCCACAAACAGGTGGTATGGGTTTGACACTTCATGCCGCGAAAAATGTGATTTATTATTCAAATGATTTTAATTTGGAGTCTCGTGTTCAATCAGAGGATAGAGCACATAGGGTAGGGCAACAGAATAAAGTGTTATATGTTGACCTGGTATGTCCGAATACTGTTGATGTTCACATTGTAAAAACATTAGTGAACAAAAACAAATTAGCAAACATAACACTAGGAGAAAGGATACTAGAATGGTTAAAGGTGTAAGAGCCGAGAAGATAGTGGGTAATGCAGGTGAGAGCTTAACAGTATTTAAGTTGTCAATGATGGGTTACGCGGCATCTTTAATAAAACAAGACGGTGTTGATATAGCCGTGGTTGGTGGAGAAGGATTGATAGTAGCACAACGAGTGGAAGTTAAGACAGTTCTACAAAGTGATGACATGGGAAGATATTCTTTTACTATATGTAAAGGTAAAGACAGAAGATGTTACACTAGAAAAGATTGTGACATCATAGCACTGGCTGCACTAGATATAGAATCTGTGTTGTTCTTTCCAGTGGAGTCATTCACAAGAAACAGATCATTGACTTTAACGAGGAATGATTTTCGTAATCCATCAGATGGAGAAGAGGGTGTGCATTTTCAAATGGCATTAATATATAGCCAAAACATGATGGGCGAACTATTATATAAGAAAAAATAAGATTTTATGGTTGACAAACTATACACAATTATGGTAGAAGAAAAGAACATAAAAATAACAACACTACTTATGTTGAGATTCTTATGTCTTGTTAAGATGAATCGAGTTGGGGTGGTATTCCTTTCGTTAATAAAATTTCGCCAAGTTGTGTTAACTGCCACCCCGATAAGATAAGGAGATTAAAATGGATACAGATAAATGGAAATCGATTGCAGTGCCAATAGAAACTTGGAAGAAACTAAATCAGTTAGCCAAGGAAAATTTTAGAACTGTTGGTGGCACGATTACATATTTAACTGAAAAAGAACACGAGTCTTTGAAAACGGAAACTACTGTTAGAGTTCCAAAAAAAAGACTTGTTGACGAGAAGGTATAATACTTTAAACTATATCTTCTATTAACCGCCGAAGGGCATAAACTTTAACGTAGAAGGAGAGAAAGATGAGTGATGT